GGATAATGCCCTTAAATAATAAATCAAAACCTTGTGGTGCTTTGATTGGTAAAAAATTTGGAAAACTTACTGTCCTGAAAGAAGAAGTAGTCTTTAAGAGTGGGAAGAATAGAGTTTATTCAACTTGTAAATGTGAATGTGGTGGAGAAAAAACTTGCGAGAGATATGGTCTTATGAATGGTTCAACTACTAGTTGTGGGTGTGTTAGGAGAGAAACTACTATTGCTTTTAATAAAACTAAAAAGAAACCAGAAGGTGAATTAAAAAAAGACGATAGAAGATATAGTATGTTTCATAATGCTCAACATAGGGCAAAAAGAAAGGGTATTCCATTTAGTATAACTATAGATGATATTATTATTCCAGAAACTTGTCCTTTACTTGGAATACCTCTTGTATCTACTAATGATAAAAGAGATCCAAGAAATCCTAGTTTAGATCAAAAGGTTCCTGGTAAAGGATATACCCCCGATAATATTTGGGTTATATCTTCAAGAGCGAATGCCCTAAAATGGGACGCATCCCTACAAGAATTAGAACTCCTAGTAGAAAACCTCAAATGCTTCTCATCTTAGTTCTCTTCCAACTTTTTGGAATCCTAATGTTTATATTATCTGTTATGCAGGACTTATGATAACTTCTACAACACCATACAAACTCGCAGAAATTATTCGTGATACATGGCCTGGACTTTACAGACCACCAGTAAAGACTTATAATAAATCTTCTATAAATATTCCACAAAATTGCAGAAAAAAATGAAGTTCACAGTTTATTCAAAAGATGGTTGCCCATATTGCACAAAAGTTCAACAGGTGCTAGAGTTGGCACAACTGCAACATGTAGTCTACAAATTGAATAGTGATTTTAGTAGAGAAGAATTTTATTCAGAATTCGGAGAGGGATCTACCTTTCCTCAAGTGATTGTAAATGACCAACACATTGGTGGATGCACCGATACTGTTCAATATCTAAAGGAGCAAAATCTAGTTTAATGGAAAACACCATTCACGAAGTTTGTAACGATGTAGAAAAAGCAATTGATTATGCTTTCAATGGTCAATTTGTTTTGAGTTTTTATGATTATCTAAAAGTTCGTGGAACTAAAAAAGTAGAGGTTGAACAATTTATTGAAAGTAATACAGCACACGAGCTGAGTAATCTTGTAATGGATTTGGATGATTATCTTGAGGGTGGATCAGATGAGATTCATAAACAACTTCGTGAAGGATATGGACATATTCCAAAACCACAAGCAAGAAAAATAAGAAATTACCTTTACGGTATTCTTGAAGATGCCTGGAGATATAATCATGACAAAAGACCAGGAAGGAGAAAGAAGCAAACTAAATAAGTCAGAACCTCAAATTAATAGGGGTGTTGAATTATTACTACGCAATAGGAGGAGAAAATCATCAACGCCAAAGACTTTTCAAGTGAAGTTTGGTAAAATGATTTCTCTCTTCCGTAGAGAGTTTCATTTCTTTATAGAATTTCATTTTGATATTAGGAAAAAATAAACTCTCTGGAGAAGAAAAATGGAAACAGCATATGTAATAACATTCGTTACAATGTTCACATTGCTCTTTTTTATGGTAGGAGGTATAATAGGTTGGTTAACTTATAGGCATTTGTTGGAGTCAAAACCTCCATATTTACATCCAGAGTTCTTTGATGAAAATGGGCAGGTGATTCCTGACGAAATAGTATCTGTACGATTTGAAAACGATTACGATTATGACTACGACGAAGACGAAGAAAGCGACGACTGAAAAACCGATTGAAACTCTTCCCACAAATCCTTTTATATTTGAGATTTTAGAGCTTACATCAAAGCAAAGAAGTAATGCAAAGAAAGTGGAAGTTCTTAAAACTTATGAACATGATTCCCTAAAAGCAATTTTTATTTGGAATTTTGATGATACTGTGATTTCACTGCTTCCTGAAGGTGATGTTCCATATGCAAGCACTGGAGAACAAACCTCTTACAGTGGAACTCTAAGTGGAAAAATTAATGATGCAGTTTCTAAAATGGATGAGTTAGACTCCAATTCTCTTGGATCTATGGACCAAGGGAAGTCTTCTATCCGAAGAGAGTATCATATGTTCTATAACTTTGTAAAAGGTGGCAATGATACACTAAGTTCTCTTCGTAGAGAAACCATGTTCATTAATATTTTGGAGGGACTTCATCCTAAAGAAGCGGAAGTTTTAGTTCTAACAAAAGATAAAAGACTTGAAACTAAATATAAAATAACTAAAGAAATTGTTTCCGAAGCCTACTCCGATATTCAATGGGGGGGTCGTTCATGAGTACAGCGGTAGGAGAAAAAAGTAAAATGGCAGAAAATAAGACTAAGATTAATAAAGTTCTGCCATATGAATATGGATGCGAAATTATTTTAGAAAAAACTACTGTAGAAAAAGCAAAAGATTCTTCTCTACCCAATGATGCATATTTAATTTGGTATCTTGTTGATGGTGAAGAATATATTGATTTGACTCGTTGCCCTAAACGAGTAAATCTTTTTGATATGTACTATGACAAGTATGGTCCAGGTGCTGTTAAAAAGATTGATTTTGGATATGGTAGAACCAATCCAAAACTTTGGGGATACAAACAACCTGAGAAAAAGAAGAAAAAATGAGCGCAGGATTTGGTGGTCAAGGAAAAGAAAATAGAATTGGTAAAGATGCCAAAATTACTATTGACTTAGATAATATAGACATAGTTTTAAAACAATATAAGAAAATTAAAAAATATAAGAAATCATCTCTGTATGCTATCAAAACAATGGATGGCACAGAAGATATTGTGAGTTCATTAATTAAAGAAGCAGAGGAGAATCCGTTGTAATGGGGAAGCATTACCTACTTAATTTGTATGGATGCTCGTTTGTCCTTTTGGACGACGAGCGTTGTCTTATAGACTTATTGGAAAACGCGGCAGCAGCGAGCGGCGCTACTGTGGTTCAAACAATTTCAAAAAAGTTTGAACCACAAGGAGTTACTGTAATATGCTTGTTGTCCGAAAGTCACATCAGCATTCATACATGGCCAGAAGAAGGTAAGGCAGCAGTTGATGTTTATACTTGTGGTGATTGTAATCCAAAGATTGGATGTGATATTATTATCCAACAACTTTATGCTACCAATCATACATTAAGTTATATTGAGAGATAGAAAACTGTATCAGGAAATACACACAAAACTTCCTATATAAGTTGAATAGAGGTATAATAATCCTCTACCGTTCATCCTATGACTAAAGCACTCTTGCTTTTAGCATGGGTTCCTTTCCTCTTCGTTTCAGCGCCACAAGCATCTAGCATCCAACAGGTTGCAGTTTCTTGCGACACCGCGATGGAACTAATGGACATCGTTAAAAACGACGATGTAGTAATTCAAAAGATAGAGGACCGATTGTTATTAGAACTCCGAAAGGATTTCATAGTAAAGTGCTAAAACCTAATAGGACGGAAGTAAGCCGACGCGGAACGCAATTCGTTCATTCGCTATTCGCAAATAGCGAACGGAAACGCCGACTGAAGGAACGCTCTTTAACCTAAAAACTAAGGAGAAAACCTAATGTCAAAAGTAGTTTATCGCGGTGTTGAATACGACAAGCAAAAGCGTCTTGAGTATCAACAGCAAATGATGCAACAACCCCAACAGTATAACGAAAACTATCGTGGTGTTAAGTTTGTAAAGGAGGGGCATAAGTGATGAAAAAACTAAACTTTCTTCAACTCATTAAAGAACAAAAACAAAAAGAAGAGAGGCGTCAAAAAGCATCTCTTGCTACTCTGGTAGCAGCAAAATGACTTAAGAGGTGGACTTGACTCCACCTCTTTTTTTGTCTATAATACCTTTGTCGAGGTTTATAAAAAATGGATAGAGAAAAACTTAAACTTATTGTCAGAAACCTTGAGTCTCTGGTAGATTGTTTAAAAGCAGAGATTGAACCTGAGACTGAGGTTAAAGATCCTGTCTATGAAGAAATTAAAAATTTTTTAAGTGACTACGACGAAGTATTTTATGACGAGGAAGATGAATACGATGTACGATGATTTTGAGTTTATGAAACCAGAAGTAAAACTCATTAGTGTTACTCCCGATGCAGAAAAGCATATGGCATATTGTGCTCGGGTAAGTAATCCTGCTAATCAGGATAATGATAAGTTTTCTGGTCTTCTCAAGTATTGCATCCAACATCAACACTGGAGTATCTTTGAACAAGCTTCAATGACTGTTGAAATCAATACTACTCGTGGACTAGCAGCTCAGATTCTTCGCCATCGTTCATTTACATATCAAGAATTTTCGCAACGATATGCTGATACAAATCTTCTGAATAGCACTATTCCTCTGCCTGAACTGCGCCGCCAAGATACAAAGAACCGTCAGAACTCTATTGATGATATTCCCGACTATCTGAAACTGACACTGACAGAAGATATCCGCGTTCATTTTGAGCAGTCTCTACGCCTTTATAACCGCCTTTTAGAGAAGGGTGTGGCAAAGGAGTGTGCAAGGTTTGTACTGCCCTTAGCGACGCCTACAAGACTCTATATGACCGGTTCTGTAAGGTCATGGATTCATTATATTGATCTTCGTTCTGCTCATGGTACACAGAAGGAACACATGGAAATTGCAGAACTTGTTCGTTGCATCTTTACTTGCCAGTTTCCTGCAGTGTCTGAAGCACTTGGTTGGTCTCGTGAAGGGTGTTCTGAGTGTGTTGATGCACCTTCCATCACTATTGAATAAATATCCTTACATACAATGGAGGTGTAACATTGGCAACATATCCAGTGATTAATAAACAAACTGGTGAACAAAAAGAAGTTGTTCTCAGTGTTCATGATTGGGATCAATGGAAAAAAGATAATCCCGAGTGGGATAGAGATTGGTCTGACCCAAGTACTTGCCCATCATCTGGTGATATTGGGGAAGTGTATGATAGACTTAAAAAATCTCATCCCGGATGGAATGATGTTCTTAAAAAAGCATCACAAGTTCCAGGCTCTAAAGTAAAACCCGTTTAAATCTTAAAATCTTATGGCAAGAAGAAGAAGAGAGGATCAACCAATTGGTGTTGGGATGACTGCAAAACAAATGAAACGCAAGAAACCAATTGGTCTTGATTTGATGAGAGATATTGAACCTCTTACTGATAATCAAAAACTTTTATATGGAGCATATGAGAAGGGACAAAATATTGTTGCTTATGGATGTGCAGGAACTGGTAAAACTTTTATCACTCTTTACAATGCACTTCAAGATGTTCTCGATGAAAGAAGTCCTTACGAAAAAATTTATATTGTAAGGTCTCTTGTTGCTACTCGTGAGATTGGTTTTCTTCCCGGAGACCATGAAGACAAGTCAAGTCTTTATCAGATTCCATATAAGAATATGGTAAAGTATATGTTCCAAATGCCAGACGACGCATCATTTGAGATGCTTTATGGCAATCTTAAAACTCAGGGAACGATCAGTTTTTGGAGCACCTCTTTTATTCGCGGAACCACTTTAGATAATGCCATTGTGATTGTTGATGAATTCCAAAACTTGAATTTTCATGAACTTGATAGTATAATTACTCGTGTAGGTGAAAACAGTAAGATTATGTTCTGTGGCGATGCTACTCAATCTGATCTTATTAAGACGAATGAGAAGAATGGAATCATTGACTTCATGAAAGTTCTTCGTGTGATGCCTTCAATTGATATTATTGAATTTGGAGTTGATGATATTGTTCGCTCTGGATTTGTGAAGGAATATATTCTTGCTAAAATGGAAGTTGGTGTATGAGTTTTGTTCATTGTAATTACCTAGGTGATTTGGAATTAGAAAAGAAAGAAACAAATGGCATCCGTCTGTACAATCTTCCTGATGGTCAGTGGGTGCCTTCAATTACTTCAGTTACTTCATTCTATAATCGTCAAATCTTTATTGATTGGCGAAAGCGTGTAGGACTTGAAGAGGCAAATCGTATTACTAAAAAGGCAACAGCAAGAGGAACTGACTTTCACCAAGTCTGTCAGGATTACCTTGAAAATAAATCACTTGTCTGGGATGATTATCAACTCCTGACAAAGCATATGTTTCATCATGCGAAACCTTATCTTGATAAGATAAATAATATTCATGCAATTGAGAGAACTCTTTATTCAGAATACCTTGGACTTGCTGGACGAGTTGACTGTATTGCTGAATATGAAGGAGAGTTAGCAGTTATTGACTTTAAGACTTCAGAAAAAATTAAACCAGAAGAATGGATTGAAAACTATTTTGTTCAAGAAACATTCTACGCTGCAGCATACTACGAACTTACTGGTAAGGTTGTCAAAAAACTTATTACTTTAATGGTTACTCCTGGCGGTGAAGTCAAAGTATTTGACAAAAGAAACAAAGGGGATTATATTAAACTATTAGTTCGTTATATTAAAGAATTTGTACATCACAATACTGGGTCAGATGGAGAATGAATTAGAAAAAGCATTAGAAAACAAGTTCTTTTGTCCATCACGATTTGCACAAGAAATTGAAAATCTTGTGCAAGTTAATGTTGAAATGAATTATATTGATGCTATTGTTCATTTCTGTGAGCAAAACAATATTGATTTAGAATCAGTTCCTAAACTCATTTCAAAACCTTTGAAGGAAAAGATTAAGTATGAAGCAATGGAACTAAACTTTCTTAAAAAAACTTCCCGTGCAAAATTGGTTTTTTAATCCATTTTTGGGCGGAAAAAATCCCGGCAAAAAAATCCCTATATTACTTTTTTGAATGATGCCTTTTGATGCCTATAAGTGCTATTTGTCGTTGAAAAATCATTTTACCAAAGACAGTTATGATTATTTTAAGTACTGTGGTAAAAGTAGAGCGACAGTTCAGTCTTTTTATAAACGGAAGGACAGAATGTGGTTTGAAAAAATATCAAGGCAAAAATCTGATCAAGAAGTTATAGACTTTTTTGTTGCAAACTTTGTCTCTTGTCCAGATCCAGAAACTTTGTGGATTGGTGAAATGATGAAAGAGGGTGAAGGAAGATATCAAAATTGGCAAAAGAAAATTCAGTCTCTTTCTTATGTTTTTAGAGAAGAGAGTCAATCTTTGTTTGAAGATAATAACTTTGAAGATGTTTTTAAGTGCTCAAAGGGACATCCACCTCTTCTAAAAAAGTTCCTGAGCGGGAAGATTAGTATAGAAACTATGGTGATCTATGACAAAATATTCCTGTTCGGGAACAAGTTTGATAAGAAACTTCAAGACCCAGTGTGGGAAACCGTCAGTCGTCGGATTAAAAAATATAATCCATTTCTAAATATTGATGTATTTCGTTTTAGGCGAATTTTAAAAGAAA